ATTCAGAGACGGATCACTACTACATCGGTATAGGCAAATCGGACAAGTTCGGTGACGCAGACGTAGTGGTCCCACCAGTGGATTCCCCGCAAGAAGAACGTGAGTTTAGACATAATCTGCAATCAATCAAAAAGGTAGAGGGTGCGATCATGGTCGCCCGTCGAGTTAATTGGGCAACGGGTACTAAGTACCACGGTTGGGACGACTCGACATCGCCAAGTGATCTTACCTCATTTTATATACTCACAGATGCGAAGGAAGTTTACATCTGTCTGTCGCCAGGTATCGATGATACTGGAGTGCATCAACCATCGACGGTAGAACCGAACTATGGGTTCCACGCACCGATCAGTACAGTGTCGGATCCAAACGATCCAATGTACTTGCAACGACTGCACTGGGAACCGTTCACTACCACTGACGGTTACACATGGAAGTTTTGTTACTCTCTACGTCCAGAGAACATCTACCAGTTCCTATCATCCAACCACATCCCTGTACAACCTTTAGAAGACACTCTGGCTGGCGGAGACTCTATTGAAGACTTACAATGGCATGTAGCGGATCGTGCGGTCGGTGGAGAAATCATTAGTGTTCAGGTCACCGATGGTGGTAGTGGATATGATCCATCAAACCCACCTTCAGTTTTGATCGAAGGTAATGGTTATGGTTGTGTTGGTACTGCTGTAGTATCTGGAGACAAGGTCGTGAGAATCGATATGGTGTCCGGTACAAACGAAAACACACAGACCACTTATGGATCTGGATATGGTTGGGCAGAAGTATCTATCGAAGGTAACGCAGAAGCTCGTGCGATCATTACGTCCAGTGAGGGTCTAGGTAAAGATGCTGCAATTGATTTGAAAACAAGTTCAGTAATGATGAACATAAAACCAAATGGAGATGAGAACGGACGATTCGTCGTAGAGAATTCTTTCCGTCAGATTGGTGTCATCAAGAATCCTATGCAACCAAACGGAACCGATCCATACACGGAAGGTGGTGCTAAATGTCTATCCAGTTTCACTCTGACCAATGGTCACGGAGAATCTTCTCCATTCCACACTGGTGAGTCGGTAACTAGTTTCCCAGGCGGTGCACTGGCATACGTTGATCAGTCCATTGGGAACACGGTATTCTATCACCAGAACTCAACAACAGGGTTCGAAGAATTCGCTGTGGGTGAGTCGGTATCTCAAACAGGTGTGGTCGTAACCGCATCAATCGACTTCGTCACACGCACATACGGCATCGACCGATACACAGGAGAGGTTCTTTACATTGAGAATCGTCCACGTATTCGACGCGATGCAGAACAACAAGAAGATATTAAGGTAGTCATCACAGTTTAGGATTAATTATGTCTGATCAAGATTATTTAAAAGAAATAACTGCGTCCACATTCAAGGACGACTACCGCGACTTTTACGATGCAGATGATGGATACCACCGTATCTTATTCAGGGGTGGTCATGCCCTACAGGCACGTGAACTAATCGAACTACAGACGATCATCCAATCTGAGATCGAACGTTTCGGTAGTAACATATTCAAAGAAGGTGCACTGGTAAATCCAGGCGGTGTCACTGTAGACAACAAAGTTGAGTTTGTCAAGATGACGGAGAGCAGTACTCTCCCTTCTTTAGATCAACTCCCTGCTGATCGTGAGGTCGAGAACCAAGACGGAGTCAAGGCAAAGGTTCTTGACATCGTGGGTAAGATCGTGTATGTTCAATACACCGATACTAAAAAGGGAAACAGTGATGGTGGATCACCTCGTTTCGTAACTGACGACAGACTAGACATCCTAGGTACGGTTGAAAGTTCTGGTCGTGCGGTTCGCGCTTCATTCGCAGAGGGTGACTACTTCGTACAAGGACACTTCGTCCACACAACAGAAAAGAGTTTCATGATCGATCCGGACGGATCGTTACCAGAACACGACGCGGTCGATATCGGTTTCCGCATCAAAGAAGTTCTAGTAACTTCATCGGAAGATGAGAGTCTCTACGACAACTCAGGTGCACAACCTAACGTTGGGGCGCCAGGCGCAGATCGATACAGGATCATCTTAGAACCAACTAAACGCACAGACATCACTAGTGATGAAAACTTTGTTTTCGTTGCACGTGTATTGAATGGTGTGGTGACCCGTGAGGTCACAAGTCACGATGGATACAATCGTATCAATAGGTTGCTTGCTCAACGCACCAAGGAAGAGTCTGGTGATTATGTTGCACAAGACTTTACCGCAGTCTTCGAAGACTATACCGACACCGATCTAATTCTGGATGTTTCTGACGGAATCGCATACGTTGATGGATATCGATTAGATATCGGTCGTTCAGAGATAGTTGTTCCTAAGGCGCAGACAGTAAGACAAAAAGATCGAGAAGTCGTATCCTCTTACTACGGTAACTGGGTTTATGTCGATGAAGAGAATGCCAACACTACAGGTTTCGGTGACCTATCAAGTTTCGGTGCAGTTACCATTAGAAACGATCAAGGTCAACCAATCGGTGATGCGAACACTCGCGGTATCGAACAGGACGCATCAGGTTACCGACTATACATCTTCAATGTAAAGATGGGTGATGGTGCAACCTTCAGTCAAGCACAGAGTTTTGTCGATAAAGTAAATGGAGATCAAATCTATCTTGTTGACACTCACATCTATGGTACGATCAACAACAGTTTAATCTTCCCACTGCCTCAGACAAGTCCAGAAAGGAACAGCATCGCGACTGTGCAGTATGTGAAGACCGTTGCAAGAGTGAACCAACAACCAGATGGCACAGAGTTGACTCTCGGTGGGGTTGAACCACAGAACTGGGTTATCTCAGAAGTCGGTGGTGGCATATTAGATAAGGTCGCCGACAACTCAGGTAAGTTCACGGGGTTGGATGCAACTAGTACTTACAACGTTCTGACTTATGTCAATGAACCAAACGGAACATACCGTAAGAAGACACTGACAAGAAAGATCGACTTACAAATAACCACAGATCACGGCCAATTAGAATTCGCTACGTCGGTCGAGACTTCAGTGGTTGACGGTTACGAACTCATTCAGATATTACAGGACGACGGTAGAGATGTCACACACATGTATGAGATGGACGGCGGTCAACGAGATAACTTCTACGACTTCGTCTCCTTCAGATTAAAGGATGGGTTCTCTATACCAGACGGAGTCACTCTGTCATTTGACTTCGAACACTTTGTGCATGATGCAGGCGACTTCTTCTCTGTGACTTCATACTTAGGTGAGGACGCTGGTGACGAAGGTCTTGCATATGAGGACATTCCATCACACACATACGTCGACGGAACTACAGTATCACTACGTGACGTGATAGACTTCCGTCCATCACGTAGTACCGATGGTTCATTCCCAACATTAAGTATACCACAGAACGCTTCAGGAATCAACCTAATCAATGTAAAATATTACGAACCGCGTATTGACATCTTAGTTGCTAACACTAAGGACAGATACGGTGATGTTGGTTTCGGTGAACTACAAGTCATTCAGGGTCAGTCAAGTGCAAACCCACGACCACCAGAAGTTCCAACTGGATCTCTACCACTATACATCTTCCGTCTGAATCCATACACGTTTAACTCTAGTGACGTGGTAATGGAGAAACAGACACACAAGCGATTCACTATGAAAGACATCGCTGCTATTGAAACTCGTGTAGATGATCTATATGAATTGACCACACTAAGTCTCCTAGAGTCCAACACGCAATCACTTACAGTTCTTGACGATCAAGGATCTGCGAGAACTAAGGCTGGATTCATCGCGGACAACTTCACGTCGTTCAGTTTCTCTGACGTGAACAACCCAAATTACCGCGCCTCGGTCGAGACGGTCTCGGGTCTAATGAAACCATCCTTCCGTGAAAACCTTGTTAGGTTGAAACACGATGCGTCTCAGGGTAACTCAACTCGTACTGGAGACTACGCAACTCTACCATACACTCACGCCTCGTTCATAACACAAGATGTGGCCACGAGTACAATGAACATTAACCCTTTCTCGGTCATCACACAAGAAGGTCATATCACACTATCACCATCAAGTGATGAGTGGGTGGAGACACAGACTCTGCCACCAATTATGCAAACGACAGTTCGTCGTTCAGTCCCTATCGATCTTGGATTCGAAGATCTTTGGTGGAATGGTATTACAAACAACAATCGTCCACGCACACGTCAACAGTTTTCTGTTGAGTCAACGTCTCGTGCAATACAGGAGTTTGTCGGTGAACGTGTAGTCGACACAGAAGTCGTTCCATTCATGCGTTCGCGTAAGATCTCATTCAAGGCAGAAGGTCTACGTCCTAATACAAACGTCTTCGCATACTTCGGAAATCGCAACGTATCACAATGGTGTAAACTGTCAAACTCATTTGTTGAATACTCAACCACAGATTCTGAGGTAGGGTCAGAGTTCGCATCAGCAACTCAACACCCACAAGGAACTAGTCAGTTAGTTACTAACTCAGAGGGTGAGGTTTTCGGTGAGTTCTTCCTACCTAATACGGATGAGTTTAGATTCCGTACAGGGACACAAGACTTTGTGATATTGGATGCTGATATTGATACTACCACAAATCGACTATCAAGTCAACAACAGAGTGACGCTATGTCGTCATCGTCTGCGCCTTATACATCGACGGGATCTATCGAATCAATCCAACGAACTGTTAGAACCACTCGTGTGCCTCAACGCATTCGTGGTCGTCGTGACCCGCTTGCACAGTCGTTCTATGTCGATCCTTCGGAGAACCCTAACGGTATCTTCCTAACTAAGGTACGCGTTTACGTACAGAGCAAAGACTCTGTTATCCCGATGCAGGTACAAGTTCGTCCGGTAGAGAATGGCATACCAACAACTACTATTATACCGGGCTCTGTCAAGTTTGTCAAGCCCGCCGACATAACTGTCGCACCTAGTAATGACATTTCGTCGATTCGCAGTACACCAACCGAGGTTGAGTTCGACGAACCTGTCTACTTGACTTCTGGTGAAGAATATGCTATAGTACTACTCGCAGAGTCAGTTGAGTATAATGTTTACGTCGCACAGACCTATGAAGAAATTCTTGGTGGTACTGAAGGTAAGGTATCGAAACAACCTTCTCTTGGTTCACTATTCATGTCACAGAGTGGTTCGACGTGGACTCCGGATCAAACCAAAGACCTAATGTTCGAATTAGAACGTGCAGAGTTTAATGCCTCTGGTGATGTTTATTTGGAGAACGCAATATTACCTTCGGTTTCTCTATCGTCCAACCCGTTCACTGCGATAAACTCTGCTGGTGGTTTTCAAGTATCTCAAGAAGGTCACGGTTTCTCTAAGGGAGACACAGTAACGATCTCAGGATCGTCGGGCGTTGATGTTGATGGTCAACACACGATTGATAGTGTAACTGCATTTGGATACTCTTTCACTGTCATTGGGTTAGATAGTAATCCGGCTGAAGGAACTTCCTTCGGTGGATCTTCTGTTGTTGCATCTCAGAACGTCGTGTTCGATGAGTTCACACCACAGATTTCAAACATCACACCTAACGGTACATCTATCGTGAGTAGTATTGAAAGATCGGCCGCGAAGTCTTATGGTGATGCTAGTGGAAGAAACGACTCTCGCCACTCATACCAGAAACGTGGTGACCAGTTGACCGAAGACACGTTCTTAAATCAACTTAACATTGCAGACTTCCCTTCCGCAATCGCGACAGCAGAGAACAATGTGGACACTAACAATCAACCAGAATCTAGTGTTGAGTTAAAGTTGAATCTAAAGACAAGTGACAGTAAAGTTTCTCCGATCATCGATCTACAGAGAACTTCAATCCTTGCTCTAGAGAACGTTATTGGTTCCGGTGAGGAAGCACAACACATTACAACACCTATCACGATTGATGAGTCTTCGGCAGGACTGAAGGTTCTTTTGGGTGCGAACCGTCCATCGGATGCATCGATAGAGGTTTACGTCAAGACTTCCGCAACAGACGAAGGACTTTCATCTGCACAGTGGATTGAGGCATTGGTCGACTCGGCCGTACCTTCGGATGAAAACGCGTCGGTCTTCCGTGAGTATGAGTACACGGTAGAAGCTGCGGACCCATTCACTGCATTCCAAGTGAAGGTGGTCATGAAGTCAACTAACTCATCTAAGGTGCCGACAGTACGTGACCTACGAGTGATCGCATTGGCCGTATGATGAATAGATATAAAAAAGTAGAAGGACACACAAGTCTAGTAAGAGATGCAAGAACGGGAGCAATCATCAACACTAACAGTTCGGAGATTGCAAGAGCGAGAAAAAGAAAAGAGGCAAAGAAACAAGAGGCGGAAAGACTCGATACGTTATCAAAAGAAGTCTCCTCATTACAGAGTGAGATTAGTGAGATAAAAGATTTGTTGGTTCGTCTAGTGGAGAATAAAGAATGACTGATACAATACAAACAGTACATCTCGCCGACAATATCAACGCGGCGTTTGACAAGATCAACGAGAACTTCGAAGGTCTCACTGACGGGTCGATTGTGGTTCCACCACCATCGGACATTTCGATCGGTGACCTACAAGATGTCACGCTTACTTCTCTTTCCAATGGAGAGGTATTGAAGTGGAATGGTTCTTCATGGACAAACCTACCGGACAGTGGATCTAGTAGCAATACGAACATCTCCACTGATAGTGATCTCAACCAATATATCACCAACTTACTAGACTCCTCGTTCTTTATTTCGGTCATCAACGAAGAGTACCTAGAACAATTCAACATTACTACCGATGTCACATACACCGATTCGGATGTTCAAGCAAACGCCTCTGCTATATTCACACTTGAATCTCGTATCGATGCGACCGACTCTGGTATTACCGTTCTGTCTCAGGCGATCATTGATACTCAAGCATCACTAGAAAATATTACATTAGGTGGTATCGATTCAGACTTACTTGCAGACGCAATCGCAAGTGCGAACTCTACAGTCATCTCACGCATCGATGCTAACAGTGATGGTATTACTTCTTTCGCTGGGGTCATTGATAGCGTAGAGAACAACATGTTGTTGAGAGACTCAGCGACAAACGATCTGATAGAAATAAACACAACCGCTATCTCCTCGTTGACTTCTAGGATTAATGTGAACTCAGATGGTCTGAGTGTGGTCGTCGGTGATGTAACGGATCTATCACTTTCTCTTAACCAGTTAATCAGTGACGGTATCACTCTAACACCAGAACAAGTCACCGAAGCATTGGGTGGTGCATTAGAATCACTAACGCTTCGTCTGGATGCGGACAGTGATAAACTGGTAATCGAAGCTGCAAAGGTTGTAGATCTTGAAACGGGTCTGACCGCACAAGAGAGCGATCTTGGTGTGCAGATCACCGCAGTATCTAATGCGCAATCTTCTCTAGTGTCTCGTACAGAGTTTGACTCTGCTGAAGGTAGAATTACCACACTCGCAGAAGATATTGTTACCCTAAACAATCAAGTGGACGTTACAAACCCAGACGGCACTCTATCTACTGCGATCGCCGATGCAGAGAGCGAATTACGTGGAGAGATCACTACAGTCGATGGTCGAATCACTTCAGTCCAAACATCGTTGACGAATACTCTTAATGCCAAGATCGACAGTGACATTGCGCTGGCGACCCAAACACTGACCGCTTTGATTGACTCGGCAGGTAATACCACATCGACGTGGGGTATTGATCTTGTTGCAGGATCAGAAGACAATCCTAAAGTCGCAGGTATCAAATTCGGTAACGATG